AAGGGGTCCCTCGCAACTTACCAATTGAAGACGCTTGTCAAGCCATGCGAGGCATGACGCGGTAGCAACGGTACTCTTAGAGTATTAGGGAATGCCACCTCCAAATGCATTACCTAGCTGTTGAGCGGCTGGCAAGTAGCAACGGTACTCTTAGAGTATTAGGGAATGCCACTACTGAAAGGTATATTTGACAAGGGATGAGACTTTGTCGTAGCAACGGTACTCTTAGAGTATTAGGGAATGCCACAGGATAAAAATTATAGACCTCTACCAGATCGATCGTCGTAGCAACGGTACTCTTAGAGTATTAGGGAATGCCACAGGCGTGCCAAGCTTTTTGCCCATACACACGAAAGGATAATAACCCATGGAAGACATCAAAGGAAATGCAGAAAAGAAAGAATCTACAGCTAGTGTTACTATTTCAGTAGACTATCCCCAGATGAAAACCATGCTTTCATTTATGGAGAGACTTTTGGCGGACAACGAACGACTCATCAACGCGATGAAAACCTATCACGAACGACTGGCAAAACTTGAGAGATTTACACAAGAATAATTCACCAACAACAAAGGGGACTTGAAATTCATCCAAGTCCCCTTTGATTTATTTCTTTCCTTTCTTCTTTGTTACTTTAATGCCTTTTTTACTTGTGGACACAGCCCACTTTTTTGTTGCAATAATCATGTTTCTCACCTCCTTTCATCTATAATAGACGTTTCAGCAATGCCAAAAGTACAACTATAGTACTCTACCCCTTTGGGCAATGCCTCTCTTTTTTTGCCCTTAATACCCAAGTAGTTGTATAATTCTCTTTGCATCCTTGATTTTCACAAATTTTGCTTCTAGCCGTTCTCCACCCTTTCCATGAAATGTCAGATGCATCCCGCCTCCCAAACCAAAAATTGGGAATGCAGCGATCTGATGATCTATTCCTGTGAGATTTGCCCGCGAGAGGCTCTCACTCTTGAGGATCCCCAACTGCGTCCGAATAAGATCATCAGTGATAATTAACCGGCCTTGTGCGCAGCGTGTTGTGATGATAGGATTCGACATTGTACAATCCTTTCTAATGTGAATACAGCGTCGCTTTCACGCCGCCATCCTAGAGCCTCTTGCCCTAATAATTAACTGTGTACTCCTGACCTGTAGCAATATCACCAGTGTCAAGAATAAGCTGATACTTTAAATTCCTTGCATTTGGGTCAAGATTAATCGTGCCATCTGAACCAGTAACATTCACGTCAATCCTTCCTGCTGTATACCCATTGCCTGATTCACTTTGATCATGATAAGCAACCACTAAAACCCCACAAGTATTTGCATTAAGCCCCTGAGCATAAAAATACGCTAGCAAATCCTTTGCTAATTGTTGCCAAGTGATACTAGGATTAACTGTCACTTCACGCTTTGACTCTGGACATACACCAGCAGCTCCTACACTTTCACTATGAAATTCATGTATCACGCTAGCATCTCCTTTGCTGGCAAGCTCGCGTAAATCTGCTACTGTTTTCGGTGGATACTGAATTGATTGAGGCGTAGGTGTGGACATTGCAGTCGGCGCTACTGTGGATGTAGGGATTGCCCGCGTGACTGCAATAGTTGGCTGTTGCATTGGAGTAACTACTCCCTGTTGAGCAGTATTCGATTGCTTAGGAAGTGTACTAGCAATTGCAATGCAAACCATATAAAGCATACATACACCGAATAACACACCACATCCAATTCCAAGAGACTTTTTATTTTTATGCCCTTGAAACCACCTCAATAATCGCTCATGGGGCAACGGAGATAACTGATTTTGCCCATATGGACCTGAATTCATGTTCTATCCTTTCACTTTACACAAGAACTATCAAAATGCTTCCCTCTGCCAAAACGAATATATCTCGACACAATAACATATGCTATAATTTCCCCCATGAATGCAACCAACCACCGCTACCACCTCCTCATCACCGCCAAGGAAGATCATCAGGAATGCCTCTCTTTCGCTCCCAAAATGAACAAGAAATAGGCTTACCCAATTTCAATGCCCTATCCTCACGCGATGATTTCCCCTTGTAAGGGAGCTTGTATCAATCAGTATAAAAAGTATTGACAAGTGCTAGATAGTCATGTATACTACAAGGTAGTTACTACATACCTGAAAGGATTTTTCAATGAATACAAAACCCTCTGTTGTGCAATCAGTTCGGATACCTTGGGAACTTTGGAATGAAATCAAAATTCTTGCAGAAATATCCGACCGATCATTTAATCGTGTCGTTTTACGTATGCTTCAAAGGCAACTGGAGCAAGAGAAGAAAGAAATTCAAGCCAAAAAAGAGAAGGAATATGAGTGTAGCAAATAGACAAAAACGAGCTTTCAAGGCACAAGCTCTCAATATGGATAGGGCAATGCGTCAAAAACCAGGGCCTTTCCAATCTCCAGGTTCAGAGCCAACTATCTTAGCGCAATCAGATCAAGATATCTTTGATAGAAATGGAGCATGCTCATTTATCAGGGAATTTTACGAAATAGAGGCAAAAGAATTGCAAGGACAAATGCCTGATTCTGTTATTGAAAAGCTCGAATTTACGCTTGTTATTCAATATGGAACACAAAAATACATACAACATCACATCAAGCATCTTACAGGACAAGCTATGCCCATGCAAATAAAATCTCCTAGAGATGAACCGAACAATCCTGCTCATGTCTGTGTTTACCTCACAAAGAAACAATTCATGACACTACAGAAACACTGGGAACAAGGAAAGGAATGCCTAGGGCTTCTTTAGAGCAAAAAAGAAAGACGAATGTCAACACTCGCAATAAGAACGTTCATCTTTCTTTTCTCGCTCACCACAAACTATTAGGAGTATAGCACATTAGCCCAAAATTGTCAAGAGTACAAGTATTTTGTCACTTTTAGCTCTCCCCTTATCGGATAAGAAGAAGAAGATGAGAATAATGATCAAAGAAGACATTTCCGTCGATTATGATGAACTCACACGCGAATACTGTTACAAATACCTCTTTCACGGTATTGTTAAGAGGGAAGCATGGCCTGAATGCGGATTCGGGGAATATGAACTTGCTATAGCTCAATACGAGCGACATATCGATAAAAAAGTACCTGCACAAAAGATAAAGGAAAACATCAAATCAGATAAAAGGCTCAAACATCTCTTTGAAGATAACCCCGTGCAAGGGGAAGATGAGCAAGAAGACGTTAAAGGTGAAGCGCCTCCAATTGATTTCACACTCCCAGCAGTCAACTTAGATAACAGCCTGTTTGCATCTGTCCGTGCTCAATTTGTCGCTTTTGCGAAAGAACTTTCACCAGAAAGCTATGATTGGTTTTTGGAAGCTGCTTTCTGGTGGACGTGTTCGGCTATCGCCATGCGACGAATCGCTATCGATTTTCGGGAGCCAGTGTACACAAACCTCTATATTGCGCTCTGTGCTAAATCGTCAGTCTGGAAGAAGTCCACAGGGCTTCGGCCTGTCAGGCGAATACTGAAAGGCCTTAGCCTTGGGCATTTGCTTCATGAGGGATCTGAAACACCTGAAGCATTCATAAGCCAAGCAGCGGGAAAAACGATTCCTCGCGACTGGGAAGATGCAAACGAAGATGAAAAAGAGAAAACCCGTAGAGAACTCGCTACCGCAGGGCTTGGGGGACTCTTCATTGATGAGCTTGGCCAATACCTAATGGGGACGAGAAGCATTACCGGAACTATGGCATTATGGAGACGAATCATCCTAGAATGGAACGAATGCAGAGAAGATTGGGCTAAAAAGACGAAAGGAGATGGATGGGAAATAGTTGAGAAAACGTATTTATCCATGTTTGGCTGTATTGTGCCTGACAATCTCAACGGGAAAGACATGGAAGCTATTCAAAAAGATGGCACAATAGCACGATTCCTTGCCATCACCCCGCCACACGGGACAGGAGCGGGAGTCAGCTCTTTTGAACTAGGGTATCTTTCAACCCCGCCGGAACTTCTCAAAGCGTTTAGTGAATGGCATCAACGACTTAGACCACCTGTAACAGATGTATCCAATGAAAATGAAGGAGATGAGAAGAAAAAAGCAAAATATGTAAAAGAGTGGGTGCAACCACTTCAAGAAACAATGATAAGTGTTACATCAGATGCATATCAAGTATGGCACGAATTTAGGAAAGCCATACGAAAATACACGTTAGAAAACAACCTCCCTAGCATTTTTGCTGCATATTATGATCGTCTCGGGATAGATTTTATCAAGATGGCAGCGATAGCGGCCTCATTTGAGGGGAAATACTCCATAGACCTTACACATCTCGCAATGGCCTATGACTTTATCGAAGAGGCAAGAAAGGGAGTACATAGACTCATGCTCCAAGCTGGCGGAATTCATGAGGATCAAGATTACGAAGAAAGAAAAGCGAAAATGGAAAAAGAAATACTTTCTGAAATTAAAGAGTATTTCAAATCTGGCAAAAAAGAGGACTTCTCCATTCCCATCCTCCTTAACAGACGCCCTAAGTTAGAGAAAATATCAATAACCACTCTTACCCAAGTCATAGAGGACCTGGTAAAATCTCAGTTCCTGGCAAAAGAAACAAAAGAACACCCTGCCAATAAAAAGAAAACTACAGTATATAAACTGAATATATAGGATACATATTAGAATACGAGATACAGTTTACAATACATAGAGTGTAAAATTGAATATTGTATCCTTGTGAAACGGCTTGTAAAGCGGATTTACAAGCCGTTTTTGTTGCTGAATACAGAGGTGCATAGAGTACAGACTAAAATACAGAAAATTTTTGTATCATTAGGAAACAGCCTGTAGAGCGATTTTATCTAGAATACAAAGGATACAGACTAGAATACAGAGAATTTTTGTATCCTTATGAGACAGCTTGTAGAGTGGGTCTATAAACTATTTTTACCCCTAAATACAAGGATACATAGAATACAGAAAAGAAAAAGAAAAATTTCTTCCCAAAAATTATTGTACATGATGTCTAGACAAGTAATAAATCTTGTATGTACAAATTCCCCGTGCAAGGTGTTAGGTTGTCCGTATCTCTATAAGAGAGAGAAGGAGAATATATATTAATATGTAATAATATTATAATAATATAACAATATAATGTACGGACAAGTTTACTTATGCGCGTGCATATATCTTGTCCAGACAACCTAACACCTTGCACGGGGAAGGGGGAAATATAAAAATATGTCTGTAACCTGTGTATCCTTGTATTGTACCCTTGAAAAAGGACTGTAAACTGTCTTGTAGAGCGCGTTCATAAGGATACAAAAAAAACTGTATTCTCGTCTGTATTCTGTGTATCCTAACATGTATCCTTTGTATTCTATCTACCTCCCTCTTGCATGGAGAAAGAGCACTATGAAAAGTGTTCACAACTGTATGCTGAGTTTCTAAAGTGTTTTGCTACTTGTTCCACATCAAAATATCTGTTATTTTACACATGCGCCCATAGCTCAGAGGATAGAGCATCGATCTTCTCAACTGGCGCAAACAAATGAGAAGGGAGCGCAACCAACTATTTCGTTTTCAAATTGCATTTTGAGGGGCTTAACGCGCCCAGCAGGATTCGAACCTGCGACAACCGGTTTAGAAGTTGTTGAGCTTACTCAATCCGCATCACAAGCCGCTCTATCCCCCTTGCAAGGTGGAACGCAACCAACTATGTGCTTGCGAAGGATAGAAAAAGTTGCCTAGGAAAATTAAAAAGCGTGATGAGACAGAAGGCGTATTTTGTGCAGATGTTCTCTCTGATTATCTCGTATCCCCACATGTCAAAGGTTTGAGTCCCAGAACGCAGGAAGAATACAGACAGGAGTTGACGTTCTTTGCTGAGTGGTGTAAATCCCATCAGATTCGCACTGAGAAGGGCAAGAGAGGGGTTGTGTCTGGAGATGGATTGATGCTTCATCAGATTGATCAATACGTCGTCTCGGCCTTTCTGGATGATTTGAAAGCCACTCACAAGCCAAATAAGAAAAGCCGATCGGAAATTTCCACGTACACGGTGGCTGGGTATGTCAGAGTGATCAAGAGCTTTCTCAACTGGTGTCTGCTCGATCCTGAGTACGGTAAATACACCAGTAGCGCAGTTATCCAGATGATTGAAAACCCTAAAGTAGTCGAGACTATTATTGAAACATTTACGTCTCAGCAAATAAAAGCGTTATTTGATGTTTGTGATAAAGAAGAATCTGAACATCTTCAGATGAGAGATAGAGCAATTCTCGCAGTTCTTCTGGATTGCGGATTACGGGCAACTGAACTTATTACCCTTACCATTGGGAATGTGTCACTTGATACAAAAGACGCATATGTTCGTGTGCTTGGTAAAGGGAATAAGTGGGGTGAAGTAGGGCTAGGGGAACAAGCACGGAAATATGTGCAGAAATATATTCGCGTGTTTCGATTTCCAACAATAGAGTATTTAGTATCTGAGCAACACAAAAATATATCAGATAAGCAACGTAAACAAATAAGTCTAGATGTTGCTCAAACCTCACTGGTATTTGTAAATAGAAATGGCGAACAATTAACAAAATCAGGACTTTGGAGGATTATCACAAGGTTAAGTGAATGGGCAAAAATAGAAAACGTTCGTTGCTCTCCACATACGTTTAGACATACATTTGCGAAGATGTTTATGCAAAATGGTGGGGATATTTATAAGCTGAGTAAATTGCTTCGGCATAGTTCGATTAGTGTTACTGAGCAGTATTTGAAATCTCTTCAGCAGTCAGAGGCAAGGAAAGGTGCTCAGTCAGTATTGGACAGTTTATAAAGTGACTAACCACTTTCAAAAGTGCTCTGTATCGCGTCAGGATTAACGAGAGATGGCTTGTATGAAGAAAAAGCTATGAGATTATCACTCTAAAATCTCGGCCATTCTAGCGCGTTATTGTTGACAAAATGAGTCAACAACGATTGTCAACAAATAATGGTTGACAACATTTGCATATTTGTGGTATACTTTTTTTGATAGAATCTTTCTAGCGGGATTATTTCCTGCTACTCTTGCAAGGTGGATACCAGCATCAGACAGTCAAATCGAGCTGGTCTTCACTTTTTTTTGGGAGCTTTTTTACTCATCTTACAATCTGAGAGCCTTTGGGCTCTCTTTTTTGTGCCATCAGTATCAATCACTTTACAAAGTGTATGGAAATGATGTATAGTTTATGTATCATGAATGATGATAAAATTGACAAATTGACAACTTATGCACGTAAGAGAGGCAAAGGCAAGCATCTTACGCAGCAAGAGAAGCAGGAAATACAGGAGAAATTTCTAGCGTCTTTTGCTGTGAATGCAAATGTAAGTGCGTCATGTAAAATTGCTAGTATAACAAGAACGACTGTTTATGAATGGCAAGAGCATGATGAGCAGTTTTCTATGAGATATAAGGCTGCAGAGCAAGAGGCAAATGATGTGATACGGGCGGAATTATTCCGACGTGGGGTAGAAGGATATGACAAGCCTGTGGTGAGTATGGGAAGAGTGGTCTATGGGTCTGACGGGTATCCGTTGACTGAAAAGGTCTATTCTGATAATTTACTTAGCTTGCTTGCGAAAGCTCGCATGCCAGAATTCAAGGATAAACAGCAAATAGATATGAATATGACAAATGTTCAAAAAGATACACAAGAATTACACAAGGCCATTGCTGATGCTTTAGAACCATATCCAGAAGCTCGTCAAGCAGTAGCGCGTGCGCTTGTGGAATTGGAGAAGACACGTGGGAGTAAGCAATTTGTCTAGTTTAGCCTATCGTCTTGATCCGGTCGAGATGGCGAGGGCAGCTGATTTACAGCTTGACCCTTGGCAAGCGAAATTAGTGCGTTCACAAGCAAATAGAGTGTTATTAAATTGTTCTAGACAATCAGGCAAATCAACTTCAACATCGGTTCTTGCTGTATGGACAGCCTTATATGAGGATCATTCACCGATTTTGTTGCTTTCTCCATCGCTTCGACAATCAGGAGAGCTGTTCCGTAAGTGCTTAGATGTGTATCGATCACTTGGCAAGCCTGTAGCAGCGGATTTAGAAAATAAATTAAGTCTGGAATTGGAGAATGGGTCTCGCATTATTAGCTTGCCAGGGAAAGAAGGCACGGTACGCGGGTTTTCAGGTGTAAAGCTTTTGATCATTGATGAAGCGAGCAAAGTCCCTGACGATCTGTATATGTCGGTTCGGCCTATGCTTGCAGTAAGTGGTGGACGATTGATTGTTTTAAGCTCGCCATTCGGCGCACGAGGCTTTTTCTATGAAGCATGGAAGAATAGACAAGATTGGGAATATTATGAAGTTCCTGCAAATGAGTGTCCTCGTATTTCAGAAGAGTTTTTAGCAGAAGAAAAGCAAAATATGGGTGAGTATTGGTTTGAACAAGAATACCTGTGCAAGTTCTTAGATGCGCAAACGAGTGCATTTCGCTCAGAAGATATAGAACAGATAGTAAAGTCTGGTTTGGAGCATTGGGATTTATGATAGTAGAAGATACAAAAATTGAGAATCGGCTTCCATTAAATGTGGGAATAGATATAGGACAAGTTCGGGATAATACGGCTATCTGTGTGACTGAGGTGCATCAAGTCGACATTGGAGAAGTTCGCTATGTGGCAAAGCCTGAAATGGGCAAGCATAATGAAAGAGGTGAATGGATTGCTCCGAAGATCTTTGATCCAGTTTTGAGGACTGAGTACATTATTCGGTTTATTAAACGCTTGCCGCTCAATACAAGCTATCCTGATGTGGCAATATATATCGCGAATATGATCCAGAACGAATTATTTCAACATCGTGATGTGCGTATTTTTATCGATTCTACAGGTGTTGGACGGCCTATTTATGATGGGTTGAATCGTGAAATACTGCTCAGGCAGCATAATGCAAAATTTGTGCAACAACTGGGCACTGGGGTAAAATGGCAAATTGGAAGATATATATTGCAAATTAAGCCTATCAGTTTTGTGCATGGAGAAAAGTACAATCGAAAGGAAGGAACGCTTGGGAAAGCATTTTTGGTGTCGAAACTGCAAGCGCTTTTTCAGGAGAGGCGGGTACATGGGCCTAATACTCCTGAGATGAAGGCAACCATTGATGAATTATTAGTCTATGAGATTAAAGTAAGTGATAATGGGAAAGGTCAATACGGAGCTTTTAAAACAGGTGCGCACGATGACCTTGCTACAGCTTTAGGCCTTTCGTGTATGGATGATCCATATATGGAGAAAGTTTCTTATTCAGAAAGGGTGTTCTAATATGGGCGGACGAGGATCAGCATCAGCAACAGTATCAGGAGGGAAAGCGTTGCGTGGAGGAGAATCAAAAACAAAGAGTACATCAACGGACAAGAAAGTCAAAACAACAGACAAGATGTTTACTGCATTAGGAACAAAAAAGAGTAAATAATGCATTCGATCAAGCGTGTTTTTACAACATGGAACAGTCTCCCAGGCAATTGGGACGCACTTCATTTAGGAGAACTTTTCTCCTCTGACAATGAATGGGGCATCCCGACGATTGCTCAGTGCTTGTCTCTGCCAGCACAGCTTGTTCAGTGGGGTTCAAGGCCAGCATTGCAAGCTGTGAAACCAGAGAGTAACACAGCAGTGCATTTTTTCGTGGATGATTATCGCTTTGAGAGTCTGTGGCGTCATCCGGAGCGTAACCTTGACACTATTTTGCATGTTGGATGCGCATTATCGCCTGATTTTTCGTTGTTTCGTGATATGCCTCTGGTGATGCAGATGTGGAACGTGTACCGGAATCGTTGGCTTGGCTGTTATTGGCAAGCTCAAGGTATTGAGGTGATTCCCACGATTTCCTGGTCGAAGCCGCATGATTTCTGCTATGCTGGTGTGGAGCAAGGCTCGGTTGTAGCCGTGTCTTTTGTTGGAATTGAGCATGATCAGAAGGCTCGATATCTTTTCCGTGAGGGATTTGAGAAAATGATTGCTGTATTGCATCCTAGGAAGATTTTATGTTATGGGAAAATGCCAAGAGATATGCAAGTAGAAAATGTCGTGGTATTCCCAACACGATGGGATGGTCAAAAGAAGAAATTTGATCCTCTGTCTGATTGTGCATCATTATGGGACTGGAAGGAGGCATGATGGACATAACACAAGATGCAACTGCGATGCTTCCGTCAGGTGATTTTGACAAGCTTGATAAGCGTGAGAAAGAAGCATTCCATGCATTGCAAGAGGAAATGGTTGCAATGCTTGTGAACAAAAGCAACCATTTTAAGCTTCAATATTCTGGCCTTCGCATAGAATGGAGGTTTCAGGCAGAAGTGTATCAAAGCGTTGTCAATGGTCCTAGTAGCGTGAGATACTCAGATAGGATATTTTAAGCATGAACATCCTTCAAACGCCGCCTGAGACCCAACCGCAATATGAGCTAAGTAATGATGATAGAGCCCGTGCAAAGCGGATTGAGGCGGCGTGGGATGTGTATGAAGGAAAATTCATAAAACCTTTTGACAAACTTCCCAATGAGCCTGATTATAATATCATCTCGAATCGTATTGTTGAACTTGTGAATGCTTCAAATGACTTTTTATTTGCAAAAGAGCTGCAAATCATTCCTGATCCGAGTGCTCCCGAGGAAGCGCAAGACTTTCTTGATACAGTTTGGGGACGGAAGGAGGCTCGTATTCCGTTTCTGCTCCGACTTGGCTTGAATGGTGCAATGGCTGGCAATGCGTTCTTGCGGATTGTCCCTGGGCGCAACACGGGGAATTTTCGACTCATTGAAGTTGATCCGGCTATTGTCAGTGTCAAAACAGCGCCTCAAGATTGTCAGACGGTTTTGCTTTGGTGTATCGAATACTGTTCAGATGAACCAGATCCAATCACGAAAAAACCGAAGCGTGTCTACTATCGTGAGGAGATTTGCAGGATTGATCCTGAAGATGATGATGATTTCAGCTATGAGGATGAAGATGCCGACGGGCTCGATTCTGATGTCACATGGCAAATCCAGCACTGGACGCAAGAGACGGCTGCGGGCTCTGCTCCCAAATCTGGTTACTGGCAACCAGCGGGTGATCCGTATATCTGGCCGTATCCCTTTGCGCCTCTCTTTAGCTGCCAGAACTTACCCCGTCCAAATAGCTTCTGGGGCTATCCTGATGTGACTGATGATCTTATCGGATTGAACAATAGCTTGAACTTTGTGCAGTCAAATATCAACATCAATGAAAAAATACAGCATATTCTCTATGCTCCCGGGACAGGCGAGGGAACGCTGCATGTTGAACCTGGGAAAGTGGTACAGTTTCCCGAAGTTGATCAAAAGATTGACGCGGTTCATATCACCAACAATACCAAGGAGTTACTTACATTTGCTGCAAATTTGCGTTCTGATATGGATGAGCTGTCAGGCATTCCAGGAGTAGCTACAGGGCGCGTTGATATTCTCCCTCGTGGTATCACAGGTATTGCAATCGAGATGCTCTACGGTCCATTGCTCAAAAAGACAGACAAGAAACGTTGCACGTATGGCGAAATGATTATTAATGTCAGTAAAGCATTGCTTGTATTAAACGGCATGAGGAGTAGCGCAAATGGATAATAGTGGCATTGATGTCTCTATAGAGTGGGAAAGTCCATTGCCGGTGGACGATTTACCGACAGTTCAGGCATATGTGTTATTAAAGAGCGTGGGCGTATCGAACAGCTCGATTTTGAGAAAGTTGGGATATGATCCTGATGAAGAAATGGCACTTTCACAAGAGGAAGATGCGAAGACGATGCAATTCAACCAACAACAAATGGGTGGAATACAACCTATGAATTCGACAGTTCCTGGTGTGCCAGGACTTCCGGGGCAACCACCTGCACAACAATCCCCCTTGCAAGGGGAAAATCAGCAATCACAAGGAGGACAAGCGCAATGAGCATTTCAGAATTGGGATTTCAGACGCTTCCACAAGCTGTACGTGATTGGATACACGAAATAAACTGGAAAAGAGAAGATATTACAAGCTATCATGCAAAATTTGGTGATTTGATAGAAGTGGCAATCACTGGGGATAAAGGTAAACGTTTCGCTCTTTTTACAAAACTGGATAATGGAGATTGGCAAAAGGTATTAGAGTGAGGTGATGAGCATGTTGGGCAGTATTATTGAAAGAAGTGTATCAATTTTGCCTGAATGCATGCATACGTGGATTGCGAGCCTTGGTCCTGTGGAGGATATTGTAGACATTTACATCAAGAATGAAATTTGGGCTGAGAGTGTGGAGGATTGGGTATCTTGGAATCCAATTGTGCGCAGGACAATAACTGTGTTTCATGATGGCAATTGGTGTACAAAGTATTTCATCTTGAAAGATGGAATATGGAATACAGCTTAGAAAGGTGCTATGGTGGTAACAATTCATAATTTAGTGCAACAACCGTTTCAACCGTCAATCAATGCTGAAGTGCAACCAGGTGCGACGCACTTCAAGGTGCAAAAAGATCCGTGGACAGTAAAAACCTTGATTGTCCCTGATGCGCTTATGGAACAAGTGGTTGGCTTGTGGCTTCAGACGCATCCGCAAGAAGCTGTAGGCATTATCCATTCAATCAAGGATAAGCAGCGTAATGAGTTGGAGATTATTCGGACAGTCAATAGCACAAAAAATGGATAGGAGAGCGCTATGACCGTTTCAACGGGAGTCGGGAGAGGGCACGGGCGCCATCATCATGGCCCTCTTGGTCCTCGTGCGAAGAAACCTACTGCTCTTCTGGGTACTCCTGCTACTGCAATGCCTCTTACTACTCAACCTGTAAAGTCAAAACATGTAAAGGGTGTAGGGAGTGGGCATGGAAAACATCATCATGGGCCTATGCCCAAAGCGCATCATCCACACAAAAGAAAGGTGTAATAAATGTCTAGTAAACATCCAGGCTTCAAGAAAGCTGCATCTTCAATTGCAGCAAAACAAGGTATTAGTAAAGAAGCTGCCTCAGCTATTCTTGCCTCTAGCACACGGAAAGCAAGCCCAGCGGCTAAAAAGGCGAATCCGAGGTTGAAAAATGTTCCTACGAAGAAAAAAGGGAAATAATATGGCAAAAGATGATAAGGATCAGACTCAACAGGTATCAGCAGTGCAACCAAGTGTTCCTGCAACACCTGCAAGTTTTGCTGACAAAGTTGAGGATCTGATGAACCATGCCTATCAGCAGAGTCATTCAGATGCGCAACCGGAGCATCACCAGAAGTTTGCGGATTGGTGTAATCATTTAGGGGATTTACTAAGGGAGGTGAGGAAGCATGCCTGATGAACTCGTCGATTACAAAGTTGAGCGACTTGATTGTGGGCACTTGGTCACAATCAAAGCTCGCAAGCATCAATCTCTTGCTGATTATAATGCTCGTTTAGTTCCTGAATTGCGAGAAAAGATGACGGCTACTCCTTGTGAAGAGTGCGAACGGGAGAAATTGAAACTTGCAAAGCAGAAACTTGAGCAAGAAATGCGAGAACGAGCAGGAAAGAAATAGTCCAATTCCCCCTTGCAAGGGGATAGTATAGAGCATTTTAGAAAGTACCCTTGACTTTTTGTGGAAAGGTAAGTTATACTAATGTCAGAACAAGAAACGGCATCAGGAGGTGCGACGCCTCCGAATGTACAGCCAGCGAATGGCAATCAGGTATCAACAGGTGCGACGCCTAAGACGCCAAGTATTGAAGAGTTACAAGCTCGTATTGCAGATTTAGAGCGACATTCAACAAATAAGACGGAAGAAGCTGCGAGACATGGCAAAAATCTCTCTGAAGCTCAAAAGAGATTAGCAGAATACGAAGAAAAAGAGAGATTAGCACAAGAGGCAACACTTTCTGAGATTGAAAAATCAAAGAAAGCGGTTGAGAATGAAAAAGCAGCAAGAGCGCAGGTAGAGCAGCAAGCACAGCAGTTAAAGCAAGAGCTTATCTCAAAAATGGTACAATTGACGGCGAAGGAAAAGGGCATTATTGATACAGAGCTTGCCTCATTGGCTATTCGAGATAAGCTTGAACTAGGAGATGATGGGATGCCAACGAATGTTGACAAGGCGCTTGATGATTTGATCAAGAACAAGCCCTATCTTGCTCCGAAGGCTCCTGAAGAACAATCGTCTAGCCCTGCTCAAACTGCGAATAATCAGCAAGCGCCGAGAACACCAGTAATGAATCCAGGGCGTGCATCTATTTCAGCACCGCACACGTTGCAACCAGGGCAGCGGGTGGATTTAGATCAAGCGTACACAATGAACAACACAAAACGACAACGATAATTCATCAGGAAACGCGACGTTTCCGAATGAATAGCCTGCGATAGGCTCCTCAAGTAGCGCGATGCGACAGAGGCATAGTGAGATTTGATGGAGCTTTTTATGACTATTGATTCCAATTCGCTCTCTCTTGCTCAGTACGCCACCATGAGCAATTCTCCAATGGTGAGAGCTGTTACCATGTCCCTCATTGACTATGGGAACGTCCTTCAAGATGTGCCGCTCCAGAACAAAAAGAGCATGATTGCTAACGGCGTCCGTTTTGAAGGCAATCTCCCTACTGTGAACTGGGCACCTGTCAACTCTGAAGGTGTCACCACCAAAGGCACACCGACTGCCTATGCAGAACAAGTGTACCTCATTAGAAACTACATTGACGTTGATAAAATGTACGTTGAAGATGAGAATGCAATTGTTGATCCTCGTTCTGCTCAAACCAAAGCGTACCTCAAAGCGGTTACCTATGACTTCAACGATAAGTTTTTCAACAATGATCACATTGTAGGTGATGTGAATGCATTTGTTGGTTTGAAGTTTAGAATCAACAATGGCAGTACATTTGGTGTTCGCCCTGAAAACATTATCAACTCCAGTGCTCTAGATGTATCGCAATCAGGTGCGACACAAGCAACGGCAAATAAGTTCCTTGAAATGCTTGATCAGCTCTTATGGAGTGTGGACGCGCCTGATGGGAATGGCGTCACGCTTTACATGAACGAAGTCATGAAACGTCGTTTCAGCTTCCTTGTTCGTTTGATGGGTAACCAAGGTGGTTATGAAATCACCAAGGATCAGTTCGATAGAACGATTGAAATGTACAAGGGCGCGGTCATTCGGGACCCTGGGTATAAAGCAGATCAGACAACGCGTATCATCCCCAATACAGAGAATTCAGACGGGACTTCAGGATCTTCTACGTATTCTTCCATCTATGCTGTTCATTATGGCATGGATCATTTCTTTGGATGGCAGTTTGAGGATATTAATGTAGAAGATTTAGGATTGATCTATAACGGTGTTATATACAGAACGTTTATCGACTGGGCTATCGGGCTTATGAATCAGTCGACACGTTCAGTAGGCCGTATATACGGATTGAAAACGGCATAATTGCCAGAAAGGAAACGATTATGCCAAGTGATGCTCTTGTTGCTTTGCAAGCAAGTGTGACAAAAACGGCAACCTTTAACGGTTCTGCTGTCATTTTGCCAGGAGGTACGCCACGGAGGGGGATAAAATCAAGGATCATTTATTCCGCAGCATCAAATGCTTCAGGATCGAATAGTGTTGTGTTTTCGATTGATGTTTGTTATGATGGCGTGCCTACTACCTGGAATAGTGACTTTTTAGCCCCTGCCATTGCGTTGTCAACAACTGCTCAAAGTGGTGAAATTTTCATTCCATTTGACATTTCACCGACAAGTGTAGTAAACGGAACGCAAATTCGTCTTACAGCGACATTTAGTGGTGCAGGTTCTACACCTACTATCACGTATGCTGGTTCGCTCGTATTCGGAAGGCCATAATGGATGGCAGTGCGTAGCACAATGGCAACCTTAATATTGTCAGTGAGAACGCTTATCAATGATACGCTCCCGGCGGGGAGTGGTCAGATCTTCACAGATCAACAGATCCAAGACGTGTTTGATGAATCTCGGGAGGATGTGAAGAACGAACCCTTAATCCCTAAACCTACGTTTTCAGGTAGCACAATCCAGTATTTGGATTATTGGACTGAATACGGAGGCTGGGAGGATGGCATGGTTTTGAAGCAGTATCTCACCGTTGTAGTAACGCCAAGTTTGATAGAGCCTATCCCTGGGCATTTCCAGTTTGCTGCCAATACGTGGCCTCCCGTATATATCAGTGGAAGTTGGCATGATCGTTATCGTGCATCTGCTGATTTATTGGAGAGAATGGCAGCTCAATATGTGACACGGTATAGCATGACTGTTGATGGTCAAAACTTGCAAATTGGGCAAGTGACCGCGAATTTGCAAAATCTTGCGAAAACCTACAGGAGGAAGCAACGTCCACGGACAAGTAGTATCAAAATGGGGAATGTTAGTAATCAGGATACAGGGATTTCATTGTCTCCGAGTGAATTAGATTACATGAGCAGTGGGAGTAAAACAGGATGATTGTCAATAGTCAAGAAATAAACATAGGAGATCAAGTCTTTTATGTGGATGTGGACAAAAAGATCTACGATGCGGCTGTGAGAAGCATTTACGAAAAAGACGGGAATCATTATGCGGAACTGAAAGTTGATCGGGATGGGCAACATTCAACGGTTGTTGACGTGCCTCACAACACCAGCACTGAACCACATTCTTGGAATCATCCAAGATCGGAAGAAGAGGTTGCATTGCATTATCATCCGAACTTTTATGGAGAAGGATACCAGTAGTGAATCTTCTTCCATCTCTTGAGCTTACGAGGATACGGGCGGATGCTGTCAAGGCTGTATGCAATGAGAAATGCACGATCAGGCGACAATCACAGATATTTGACTCAAAAGGTGGAAGTGCAGACAATCTTATCGACATTGCGGATAATATTCCGTGCGCAATGGTTGGATTGTCAATGCCAACACAGCAATTTTTAGCAGATCAACCCGTCGGCATTGACTCCAGAACGTTGCACACGCCGTTCGGCACGGACATTCAGGCAAATGATGAGGTCGTCATTGACGGAATTGAGTACAAAGTTTTTTCTCCTCACGGAGAGAAGACATTGCAGATATTCACGAGCGTAGTGATTTTGCGAAAAACACCACTATAGCCCCCTTGCAAGGGGAAGGAGCGTAGCGATATGGCAAGCGTAGACGCAATAAGTGTTCCTGTGATTATTAAAGTTGAAGCTGTTGAAAATAGTCCACAGCTTCAAGAGTTGCTTAGAGCATTGATTAGAGAGGAGCTAGCGAATCTTTCTCCTGAGTCTGTTGAGGTGCTCACAACTCAAATTATTAAGCAGTACGAAGTGAGGGAACGATGGCAGACGGCATCTCAGTGAAGATCACGGGTCCTGATATTGCTGTTCTTGCTCTAGCCGTGACTGAGCGGATTCTGCAAGATGCTGAGGACTCCCTTGACGATATAGCGGACAGAACACAGTCTGATGCGAAGGACAATTGTCCGGTTGCTCAAGATCCGAAGAAAGGTGAAATTCCGGGGACGCTTCGAGATGACATTACTGTTTTTGCAAGTCCGTTCAAGAGGCAAATAGGCAATACAGTATATTATGCAATTTATGTGCATAATGGCACATATAAGATGAAAGCGCGTCCATACTTAATGAATGCATTAGAAGCCAATAAACAAGCTTGGATAGCTGCTATTTTGTCAAAAAGGATCATTTAGATGATCACATCTGAAGGATTTGTATGGGATGCAATCTATGCGGTACTTCGTAATGATGCGGGTATGATTGCCTCATTCCCCTATTCAGATGGGAAGGCAGCGGTATTTGATGAGAATAATGTGCCGATAGGACTCACTCCACCATACTTGGTATTAGGTGAGTCAATGACAACGACGGGCAATGTATTTGGGAAAAAAGGACAAAATGTATTAGTAACATTACATGGATGGAGTGAATATAAAGGTAAGTTGGAGATAGAAAAAATGCGAGATACTATTTTTAACGCATTAGATGATGGGCAAGGGGTAAATCCAGCGTTAATGCTTGCTGGTGGTGTCTATCGAGCTATTTCCTGTTTGTTTGACAACGGTCAAATTATTGTCGATGACACGGCAAACATTCTGAAATGGCATTTAACTGATCGTTATCGGGTACTGACGGAGGCAATTTAAAATGGCAGCTCTTCATGGAAAAGGTGGTGCTGTGCTGGTCGTGGCTGCAACTGTTGCGGAAATTGATGAATGGTCGCTTGACATTGACCGGAAGTCGCATGTCACAACGAAATTTGGCTTGGCTGGGCTTCCTTGGGAAACATATGCGGTAGGCTTGGTTGGAGCGAAGGTGAAGTTTCAGGGGCGTTTGGACATGACAGACACCAATGGTCAAGTTGTCCTATTCAACAGCCTCACGACTGATGCAGCAATCGCAATCGTCTTGAATCTTTCCACAACGCACAATTTTGGCTTTTCAGCATTTGTTGAGAAGATGTCAAGTAAGGCTCCAATTAAAGATATGGAAACTGTTTCATGGGATATGGTGGTAACAGGCGCGGTTACCTACACGTAGGAGCTTGATATGACAGCTACTTATGGAAATAGGGCACAGCTCTTACTCACGTCAACGCCTAATGTCACCATGACCAATCAGGCATTGACAGACAGTGGGGACCATAAAACATTTACTTGTAGTGCTATTCCAACACAGCGCTACTGGGATCGAACTGCTGTATGGACTGTGCAAGCTGAATATGATGAGGTGCAGACACTTACAGTGACGGGCAGCCCTACTGGGGGCACGTTTGTCCTTCGATTTGGCGGTCAAAATACTTCAGCTATTGCCTATAACGCGAGTGCGGCTACTGTTCAAACAGCTCTCCAAGCACTTTCAAGCATTGGGAGTGGGAACGCACTTGTTACAGGAAGCGCGGGCGGACCTTGGACAGTGGAATTTGCAAGCTCGCTTGGCTTTGCTTCGCAAGCTTTGATCACACTTCAGACAAATAGCTTGACAGGTGGTTCTAGCCCTAGCGTTTCCATCACAGAGGCACAAGCGGGCGCGGGTTGGACTACTCAAGCCTCTACTCTTTACACAATCCAGTATGTGGGCGGAAAGATTATTTTCAATACTGCGTTCTTGGGGACTCAAGCGGGTTGTCGTGTTACGGGCGCATATTTGCCCTATACCGCCATTGGGAACATTCTCGAATGGGCTCCTGATATCTCAAGAAAGGCTCATGCAACAACAAGTATGACCACAAACAATGTTGCGACGCATTGGGAGACGTTTCAGCCTGGACTTGCAGGGGGAACTATCAAAATTAATAAGTTCCTTGTTGATAATACCTATGTGCTTCTTTTCCCGATATCAACAGACGATACGCTTATATTGTCGCTCGTGCTAGATGCCACCACAGGATTTCCTCGGCTAGAGTCCTATGGGAAGTTGACGAAAGACAGCATGAAAGTGCCTATCAAGGACCTTGAAATGGAGGATCTTGACTTTGTGATTGACGGTCAAATGGTGCTTACAGCAAGTTAGAAAAGGATGATCAATATGACAGAAGATTTTGAAGATTATCGAAAGATAGCATTTGAAACACCACTAGAACAACGCCCATTCTGGGTTGAAAAGTGGAAGAAATGGGTCCTTGTTCGAGAGTTAACAGGAGAGGAACGTGGTGATTTGTTAGATAAATGTACCGAAATAGATGGGAAAAAGGCAAAAGTGAATATTAAAAAGCTCTATCCCATGCTTGTTATTTTGTCCGTTCGTTATCCTGACCCACATTTCCCACCTCCCCATGATCATCCACATTATCATGAATACCCCGGTGTCAATGGTGCCAAGTCGCATCCGAAAGCCGGTCAACCTGTCTTTACTATGCGAGACATAGGATTGCTCAATCAAAAATCAGGAGGCATTCTAGAGCTTCTGAACAAGCCAGCAGCGGAATTATCAGGACTGCGTGAGGAAGATATTGAGGGAAAAAAAGATACTTTAGATCCGACTATAGTGGAGAGCGAAGGCTTCACTATCGAATAGCACGTGAATTAGGCGGCATGACAGTACAAGAAATGCTGAAAAGGATAGGCAGCCAAGAAATAACCGACTGGGCTGCCATTTTTTCGATAGAAGACGAAGAAATGGAAAAACAGAACAAAAAGATAAAAGATGGTCAAAACTTGGATGATGATGAGGATATTACTGATGCGTTAATTTCATCTATTGAAGCTGAAAAGGCAGAAAGTGTGAATTAGTTGCTCTTAGCTCAATTAGTTGTTGAATACGTAGCAGATACCAGTAAGCTCGTGAGCAGTGTGAAGAATGTCAAAAAATCTGCTGAAGAAGGTGCTGAATCTTTGCGTAATATGGCAGTAGCAGGTGCGGCTATAGCAGCGGCGGCTTTGATTGGAGTAGGGGTTGCTTCAACCAAGATGGCAGGGGACTTTCAGCAGTCAATGACAAAGCTCACGACAACGGCGGGTGAAAGTCATCAAGCTATTGGGATGGTAAGTCAAGGTATTCTCGACATGGCTGCTCAAGTTGGTACATCAGCACAGACACTTGGGGATGCTATGTACTGGATAGAGTCAGGAGGGGCACATGGCGCGGCGGGCTTAATAGATCTCAAAATAGCGGCTATGGGCGCAAAAGCTGAAAATGCAAATCTTGACGATGTAGCAAAAGCTCTTATGTTTACACTGAATAACTATGCTGGTACAGGACTTACAGCAGCTCAAGCTATGAATACTCTTATTGCAGGTGTTGGCAATGGTGAAATGTCATTCCAGGACCTTTCTACTGCTGTATCTAATGTGATGCCAACAGCTAAAACATTTGGCATTTCTCTCACTGATGTTGTGGCAGGATTAGATGCAATGACACAAAAGGGAGACAATGCATCAAGTGCTGCTACTCATCTTGCGATGATGATTAAAACGTTAGAGGCACCTTCTAAG